GTTCATAAAGAAACACGATTCAGAAGATATAGAGAACTTCATTTGTTTGTTGGAAGAAAAAACAGTAAAACTTTACTTGCTACTTGTATTATGATTTATCTCATGTTTAAAGATGGTGAACTTGGTGCAGAATGCTATTCTGCAGCAACTAAACGTGATCAAGCTGCAATCTCATGGAATATGGCCAAGCAAATAATTTTAAAAGGACCACTTAGAAATTATTTTCATACGACAGTAAATGGAATTTATATTAAGCCTTATAGAGATTCTTTTTGGCAACCAGTTTCTAAAGAATCTAGAAAACTGGATGGATTAAATCCACATGCAGTTTATGTAGACGAACTTCATGCGATTGTTGATGACAACATGATTGACGTGCTTAAGGATGGAATGACTGCACGTACAGAACCTGTATTTATTATTACAACAACAATGGGGATTGATCGTTTAGCTACATTTGACAATATTTATGATTATGATGAAAAAGTATTAAACGGAACTTTTGAAGATGAAAGAAAATTAATATTCTGTTATGAATTAGATTCAGAAAGTGAGTGGGATGATTTAACAGCGTTGCAAAAGGCTAATCCCAATATGGGTATTTCAAAACCGATTGAAGAATTTGTTGCTGGCATAAATGAAGTTAAAAACGATCCAAATAAAAAAATTAATTTCTTATGTAAAACTTGTAATGTAAGACAAACTGGTTCTAAGTCCTGGTTGACTTTTGAAGAATTTAATAATGAAACAGTAGTAGATTTAAATCAGTTTAATGATACTGTAGTCATTGGTGGTTTTGACTTATCTAGAACTAACGACTTAACTGCTTTTACAACGCTCTTATTTGATAGAAAAAATAAAAAGATTATTGCTGAAACGATGTATTGGATCACTAGAAAGTATTATCACGAAAACAAAAAGGAAGTTCCTTTTGAAAAATGGCTTAGAGCTGGTTATTTGCGATTAAGCGGCGATGAGTTGATTGATTATCATGATATTGCAAACTATGTATATTCGAATGTAATGGATAGGGGTTGGAAATACCAGTACATTAATTACGACTCTTATTCGGCAAATTACTTAATTGAAGAAATGGTATCACTTGGTTTTGCTAAAAAATATGTGTTAATCGACACTCCTCAAGGCTTCAAAACGTTATCAATCCCAATGCAAGTTGTTGAGGCTGATTTAAGATCGAAAACTTTAAGTTATCAAAATAATCCGATAACAAAATGGTGTTTAAGCAATGTTGAACTTGTTATTGATAGAAATGGAAACTATATGCCAAACAAAGCAAATTCTAAAAGAAAAATTGATGGTGTAGCAACAATCTTGAACTGTTATGTAAGTTATTGCAATTATAAAGACTATTTCATGTCAGAAGAATAGGAGCAATGTATATGGGAATTTTTACAACCTTATTTAAAAATAAAAAAGATTTAAAAATAAAAAATAGTCAGAAATTAGTTAATCTATTTACTCCTTATTTTTCTGACAATGCAGATAGACGATTTAATGATACTTATATGTCGTGTATAGAGACGCATGCTAAACATATTTCAAAAATCAAGCCAGAAGCTTTTCTTGGAAACAAACCTACGAAAGAACACATTACAAGAATATTGAGTTTATCACCAAATCCTATAATGGAAGCAGGTGTGTTTTGGGAAAAAGCAGCTAGAAACTACTTTCTCGATAGTAATTTATTTATATATATTGACTGGGATTTGAATAATCCTAAAGAGCCTTTAAAATCTCTTTGGATATTAGATCCAGACGCTATTGATGTTCGAACTGATAATGAAGATATCTATTTTCAATTTAATCTGCGAGGTAAAGAAATAACTACAAGTAGAGAGAATATTATTCATGTAGCTAGAAATGTAGATCATGAAGAGCTCTTTGGCAAAGCAAATCCTGCAATAAAACAAGTTTTAAAAGTGATTAACACTAATTATGAGGGAATGGAACAGGCGATTAAAACAAGTGGTTTTCTTAGATTTGTCTTAACTGTTACAACTCCTTTGACAGATAAAGAAAAAGAAAAGAAAGCTAGAGCATTTGCTGAGACTTATTTAAAACCTGACAATTACGGTGTCGCATATATAGATGCATCAACAAAACTAGATCAAATCAACACATCTCAAGCAAAATATGCTAACGCTGAAGAAATGAAGCATTTAGAAGAAAAAATATTAAAGTATCTTGGAATTTCTAACGATATTTTAATGGGGGATTTTGATGAAAATCAGTGGCAATCGTATTACGAAACGAGTATTGAGCCGTTTCTTAATAAACTTGCAAATGAGTTAACGATTAGATTATTTACTTCAAGAGAAATCGGACAAGGAAATAGAATAATTATTTCTTCAAAAAGCCTTCAAGTTACTAACACGCAAACAAAAATTAATTTAGTAACTAACACTAAAGAATTAGGAATTTTTACAATTAACGAATATAGAGCTTTATTTAATATGCCGCCAATTGAAGGCGGAGATGTTAGATATACAAGCTTGAATTATATTGACGCTGAAAAGGCGCTTGATTACCAATTAGGGAAATTAAAAGGAGGAAATCAAGATGAATCTAAAGAATAAAAAACCATTTGTTGAAAAGGAAATGCGCGCAGGTTATGAGTTTGAAGTTCGAACTATAACTAATACAGAAAATTCTGAAGAAGAAATGTATCTTGAAGGATATGCTCTTAAATTCAATTCGGAAACCTTAATAGGAAGTCCCAGTTATGGCTTTAGAGAAGTTATATTACAAGGGGCTTTGGATGAAGCAGACATGCGCAAGGTGCCTTTGAAATACAATCATGATAATTCCTATTTAGCACTTGCTTCTACTAAAAATGGAAGCTTAGAGTTGGAAGTTGATGATATTGGATTAAAGTTTAAAGCAAAATTAATTCCAACTCAATCTAATAAGGATGTCTATTTAGCCGTTAAAGAAGGGTTAATTAGTGAATGTAGTTTTGCATTTACAATTGACTATGAGAATAACGGAAGCGAGTGGGAATTTGATGGAGAAATTCCACTTAGAAAAATTACAAAAATTGATCGTGTGTTCGATGTAGCTATAGTCGACTTACCTGCATATGAACAAACGAGCGTTCATGCTCGATCTTTAACTTTGTTAGAGGACAAGTTAAAGTCGTTAGAGGACGAAAAAAGAGCAATAGACGCTGCAAAAAAAAGAATGCTAATAAAAATAAAATTAGGAGGTATAGAGTGAAAAGATTAGCAGAAATTATGCAAAGAATTAAAGAAATTCAAACAGAAGTAAGAGATGGAAATCTTTCAGCTGAAGATTTAAAAAAATTGGATGCTGAGCTTGACAGTTTACTTAAAGAAAAAGAAGAATTAGAAACAAGAGAAGCAAAACTTAAAGAAAAGTTTGAACGCGGAAACAAAATTAATTTACCAGAAAATAAAACAGAAGATGAAATAGAAATGAGATCTACACAACTTTATAGAAAAGCTTGGTTAAAATCTTTACAAGGCGCAATGCTTAGTGAAGAAGAAAAACGTGCAATTACAAGTGGAATTGGCTCAGGCGAAGCTGCAATTCCTACAACAACTTATTCTAAGATAATGGAAAAGGTTGAACAACTTTCAGTTTTATTCCCTAGAGTAACAAAATTCTTTGTTAAAGGAGTTTTATCGATTCCTATGGAAGACTCAACTTCAGATGCTCAATGGGTAGCTGAAGGAGCTGGCGCAAGTGATGGAACAGACAAATTAAAAGAAGTAACATTCCAAGCGTATGATTTGATTAAAAATCAAGATATTACTGCACAAATGGCAACAATGTCAATTGATGACTTTGAAGCATGGTTAGTAAATGCATTTGCAAGAAAAATGGCACAAGCATTAGATTCAGCAATTATTAATGGTGAAGGAAGCACTTCGAATCAACCAAACGGTATTAAAAATGCTATCAGTTGGGTTGATAATACAAATGCTGTTAAGATTACAAATGGACAGGCTTGGACAGGCGATCATGTTATGGAATTTGTAGGATTATTACCTACTGTTTATACAAAAGATGCTGTAATTGTATTAAATAGAAAAACTTTATTTAATAAGATTAATAAGATTAAAAAAACATCAGGTTCAAATGAACCGCTATTCATTATGAATCCTGAAGCTGGTTCGATTGGTAAAATTTTAGGCATTGACGTAATTGTATTTGATGCAGTTTCTGATGATGAAGTTTATTATGGCGACTTCTCTGCATTTGTTTACAATTTCAATAAAGATATTGAAATTTCAAAAGATAGCTCAGTTGGTTTCAAATCAGCAAAAATTGCATATCGTGCGCATGCGTTGGTTGATGGAAAACCAATTAGACCAGATGCATTTGTTAAATTATACGAAGCATCAGCTTAAAATAAATTAATGGAGGTAGAGCAATGGCAAATTTACTAACTGCTGAACAAGTCAAAGATGCAATTTATGCTGATGATGACTTTCCTAGAGAAGAGTTAGAGAGGTATGCACGCTCTGCCTCTTCTTATATCAAACACAAGTCAGGATACGACTTTGCTAAAGATACAGAAATTGAACCATTAGCAATAGAATGCGCAATTTTGTTTGTAAAACAATTACATTTTGGATACGATTTTGAAAAAGCAATTAATAGTTTTATCGTAGATTTACAGGTGATCGCAGATGCAAAAGCAAAAGAAGATTCCTAGAATTAAGGATAAAAGAATCCGAATTTTTAGAGAAGATCAAACCCAAGAAGGTATTATTAAAATTTATATTCATCCAGAAAACACATTTTTAAAAGCTTATGTAAGGCAACTATCTACGAGTGAATTGTTAGCTTTTAATGCTGTTTTAGATGGATCTGCAATTGAATTCACAATAAACTTTAGAAAAGTTAGTCCTACAATGTTTGTTGAGTTTAGAGGAAAAACATATCAAATAGGACCTGCTGATAGATTTGAATTCTACGATCGAGAATTAAAGTTTATTGGATATGAAATCACTCCTAGAGATGATTATATAGAAATTGAATATGAGGAGTGGGAAAAATGAAAGTGCATAATGTATTATTCGAAAGTTTAGAAGATATTAAGAATGTTTTGACTGAAGCGGGTTTAGTCGACGGTGTTTCGCTGAGTGAAACTGAAAGAAAAAATTCCAAGAAGGTTATCTATTGGTATATTTCCGTTCGTACTGCTGAAGATTCAAAAAAAACTACTTATGTGACTTATAGATCGACTAATTTTAGTCCTTTTCAATATGGTGATGGGAAACCAATTTCTTACAAAGCAGATTATCAACTTGATGTTTTTACAAACAAAGAAAATATTAAAGATTTAGTAACAGATCTAAATAATGCTTTTGAGGGAAATGGATGGACTTTTGAACTTTCTAATGCTGAAATTGAGTACGATGTTGCGAATAAACTATTTACTTACCCTTTTAAAATGAGTAAGGTGTTTTATGACAATAATTAGTTTAGAGCAAGAATTTAAAAAAATTATAACTGAATATCGTGAAACAGCTTTCGAAGCTGTTGAAGCCGCATTAGACGAAGTTTCATTAGATATGCAAAAAAAATTAGAAGCTGCATCACCGGTTGGGGTAGGATTTCCGCATTTTAAAGACAGCTGGGATAGAAAATTACAATATGTAAATGTTCGTTATATTGGAAACACAAAAAAAGTTCCTCGAGGCGAGGGATCAAGTGCAGCGGATGGAATCCCTCTTTCAAATATATTA